AGGTGAGATAAACTGGAAAGATGGTGATGATATTGAAGTGCAGATCGCAGGTACTTTTGCAAAAGATAAATTTATTGTAATCAAAAACACATCTAAGAATCCTTGGGTTCCTGCGGAACCACATCCTGAGTATGATTATGAGAAAAAAGAATTTAAAAAATAATGTCAGAATTTATTCAACGTCACATTGGGCCTTCTAAGAACGAACAAGCAGAAATGCTTACTGATTTAGAACTCACAAGTATAGATGAACTTGTAAGACAAATAGTTCCAGATTCTATTTTACTTCGTGGTGATGATAAATTACCAGAGGGTTGTAGTGAGCAACAAGCACTTACAGAATTAAAAGAAATTGCAGAAAAAAATATTGTTAAAAGAAGTCTGATTGGTCGAGGATATTATGGAACAATTACACCACCAGTAATACTCAGAAATGTATTTGAAAATCCTGCTTGGTATACATCTTACACACCTTATCAGGCAGAGATATCTCAGGGTAGGTTAGAAGCATTATTTAATTATCAAACACTGATCACTGAACTTACTGGACTACCAGTAGCAAACGCATCTTTACTAGATGAAGGAACTGCAGCTGCAGAGGCAATGATACTTGCTTATAATCAAAGTAAGAAAAAAGATTTTATAGTTGACGATAAAATATTTCCACAAACATTAGAAGTTTTAAAAACAAGAGCAAGACCACTAGAAATTAATATAGTTCAAGTTGATTTAAGTGAAGTATCAGATTTAGAAGCACTTGAAAATGCATTTGGATTATTAGTTCAATTACCAGATAGTTATGGAAAATTAAAATATCATGATGGTATTTTAAGATGTGCAGAAGTTTATAAATGTATGAAAATTGCAATCGTAGATCCGATGTGTCAGGTGCTAATGAAACCTGTAGGTGAATGGGGATTTGATGTTGCAGTTGGTAGTATGCAAAGGTTTGGAGTTCCTATGGGATTTGGAGGCCCTCACGCAGCATTTTTTGCAACCACTGACAAATATAAACGTAAGATTCCTGGACGAATTGTAGGGCAGTCGATAGATAGTCAAGGTAATAAAGCATTACGATTAGCATTACAGACAAGGGAACAACACATAAGACGAGACAAAGCAACATCCAATATATGCACTGCCCAAGCCTTACTTGCAAATATGGCAGGTTTTTATGCTGCTTATCACGGTGCGGAAGGTTTGAAAAAAATAGCAAATAGAATATTAAGATATAGACAAACGTTAGTAACAGCATTAAAGTGGTGTGGTCAAGAAGTTTATGATTGTGAAGGTTTTGATACCATCCGTGTTAAAGTTGATAAAGACTTTTTTGATTTTTTTAGTGAACAATTTAATGCAACTTATATCGATGGTTGGTTAACTCTATCTATAGATGAATTGACTACTCTTTCTGAGTTAAATGACATTGTTAGATCTTTAATTACTTTTGATTCACGAACAAATACTATTGAACACGTTTACAAATCAGAGAAAAATTATGAGTGGTTTAATATACCACAAAGAAAGAAACCTTGGTTACAACAAGAGGTATTTCATAAGTATCGTAGTGAAACAAATATGATGAGATATATCTATGAATTAGTATCAAAAGATTTTTCTTTAGTCAATGGTATGATGCCACTTGGTAGTTGCACAATGAAATTAAATGCAGCTGCAGAATTGATGCCAGTGTCTTGGCCTGAGTTTGCAAATATGCATCCATTTGCTCCTAAGAAAGAAGCACTTGGATATCAAAGAATCATCGATGATTTGAAAGAATGGTTATGTGATATTACAGGTTTTGCAGATATAAATTTACAACCAAATGCTGGTTCTCAAGGAGAGTATGCTGGTCTTCTTGCAATTCAAGAATATCATAAGAATCGTGGTGATGATAAAAGAAATATATGTTTGATTCCTACAAGTGCACACGGAACAAATCCTGCATCAGCAGTAATGGCAGGTATGAAAATTGTTCCAGTAAAATGTGATGAAGATGGGAATATTGATATCAAAGATCTGACAAAACAAGCAATTATGAATACTTTTGAATTGTCTGCTTTGATGATTACATATCCATCAACTCACGGTGTATTTGAAACTTCTATCAAAGAAATTTGCAGAATCGTGCACGAGAATGGTGGTCAGGTTTATCTTGATGGTGCAAACTTAAATGCACAAGTTGGACTTGCAAAACCTGGTGATTATGGTGCAGATGTATGTCATCTAAATTTACATAAGACATTTTGTATCCCTCACGGTGGTGGAGGGCCAGGTGTAGGCCCTATTGGTGTTGCTAAACATCTAGTTCCTTTTATGTACCAAAAGGTGTCATCGTCAGAGTTTGGTAGTGCAAGTATATTACCAATTAGTTGGATGTATATTCGTATGATGGGTGGTGATGGACTAAGAAAAGCGAGTGAAGTTTCTTTACTATCTGCAAACTGGTTGGCACATAAAATAGATTCTGATTTTAAAGTATTATATAAATCAGATAATGGTAGAGTTGCACACGAATGTATTTTTGATTGTCGTTCTTTACCAGTTACTGCTGAAGATATTGCAAAGAGATTGATGGATTATGGTTTTCACGCACCAACATTATCTTGGCCAGTTTTGGGAACTATGATGGTTGAACCAACTGAAAGTGAATCATTAGATGAATTGAAGAGATTTGTAAAAGCAATGGAAATGATAAAGAGAGAAATATTTACTGTACCAGATATAGTTAAAAATTCTCCACATACTGAGGCAGAAATTTGTGGTCAGTGGACTCATCCATATACAAGAGAAGAAGCAGTATTTCCTAATAAACCAAGAAAGAAATTTTGGCCTGCTGTAGGTAGAATTGATAATGTTCACGGTGATCGTAATTTAGTTTGTTCTTGTTCAGATTATTTTTCAGAAGTTGTTGGCAAAAAATAAATCTCGTGTTATAATAATTGTGTAGGAAGTTGCGGGTTGCCTTCTCCCGTTTTTAACAAGGTCAACTTCTTACTTTTTTATTATTTTTATTATGAACATTTTTGTGACAGACCCTGACCCAATTGTGTCAGCAGAAGTCTTACCCGATAAGCATATTGTAAAGATGCCACTTGAGACTTGCCAGATGTTGGCAGTGGTCTATTCCAAGTGGTATTTTGCTTGGGGTGATGATTTATTACCTAAGAAAGACGGAACACCTTACAATACTCAGAAGGGTGCTTTCCGTGGACATCCTTGCACTGTGTGGGCAGCACAGAGTATTGCTAATACTGCGTGGTTAATTCAACACGGATTTGCATTACTCAAAGAGTATGAGAATAGATACAACAAGATTCATTCTTGCCAAACTGCGATGAATGCAGCAGAAGAAGTATTTGAACAAAGAACAGGAAAGACATTACTATGTCATAAAGAAGCAACACCGTTTGCTTTTGCAGGCCCTGATCAGTTCAAGTATGATACAAGCATTGATATCTTTACTGCCTATAAGCGTTACATCGCATCAAAGCCTTGGGTTGCAAATAATTATATTCGCAATCCGTCCAGAAAACCCAATTGGTTATAACCTATGATTTTTTCAGC